GGGTATTTATGGAAAGGAATAAGGATGTTATATTCGATCCGATTTTCGACTTTAAAGCGGGGACAACAATAATCATCCCTCCTATAGATTCAATTGAAGGTAAATAAATATGTCTAATGAGGCTAGAGTAAAAGTTGAAGAATCAGGGAATGTTTTCTATCCTAATTCACTAGATGCGTTCGACAACTCCACATACAACTTTACACTTTATATGATTTCTCCTGAAGATATGACAGGTAGAAATTACGGTACCAGTAGAAGAAAAATAATAGCACAATCAGGGGTTACTCAGGACTTTGGCATAGACGATGTTGAGATAGATTCATATCCCTCCATAGTGAAAAGTAATGGTAGTGGAACTTCGACTAATATAGATTTTACAGTAACCGAGCCTTTAGGCGCATCATTATTTGATAAATTATTTGCATTTGCTGGCGAGTTGGAATTGGAAAACTATCGTAAAGCTATGTATTTTTTGGAATTAAAATTTAGAGGACACAACTACGATGGTGGTTATGGTGGGGAGCTAGAGGCAAATACATGGATATGGCCGTTAGTCATACTCAGCATAAACACTACTGTTAATGGATCGGGGTCTACATACGAATTCAAGGCGGCTGTTTCTGGAGATACTGCATACTCTGATACCTTCGGCACTATTAAGGAGGCAATATCAGTGCAGGCTTCAACCGTTGGAGAAACTTTAGATCTTATAAGTAAACAGCTATCCAAAAGGCAGGAAGCGGCTAAAGATAATTACGTGGGCGTTGCTGATGAATGGATTTTTGAGTTCGATGGGAATATAAGTGAATATCCAATAGTACCTACTACCAAAAATACCAGTTCATCGAAAATGGGATCATACAGCGCAAAGGATCCTAAAGGAAAAACCAATGTTCAATTTGGAGTTGGAACATCCATCACGCGTATGATTGAAAGTATTATTGTCAATACGGAGGAATTTCAGAAGAAAGCTAAGGCAAGTGGAAAAGCTGATGGAAGGGATAAAAATAAAGAAAAAAATCCAGCTGAATTCTCCACATTGTTTAGAGTGTACGCTGATGTAGAATTAGGAAAATACGACACTACGCGTGGAGACTATTCTAAAAAGATAAGGTATTACATCAAAGAATATGAAATGATATCACTACCCCAAGAACAAGAAGAAATTAGTAAGATATCCGAAAATAATGTAAAAAAAATTACTGATTCGGAAAGAATAAGAAAGCGTTATGACTATATCTTCACTGGTCTTAACGATCAAGTAATAGATATAGATTTAGATTTCAATTTTGCTTTTTACCAGACAGTGCCTACTAATGCAGGTAGAACAGCTAATCCTGATTCAAAAAGTCAGAGTGCTGCCACAGTGCATAAAACTACCGAGTCAGAGAGAGACGCAGTGTCAAATAAAAATGTAAATGCGGAATCAGCAGATGCCAATACCAAGGATGGATCGGTAGGTCAGGGTTCTCTCACTGATGGAAGTTCCAATAACGATACCAATAGTAGCGTTGAGGATAAGTTTGGTTCAGGAAAGAATATACTAAGTTCTCTTTTTAATCAGGCCAAAGGCGGAGATATGATAACAATGGATTTAAAAATAAAAGGCGATCCGTATTGGTTGGAACCCATGCCATATAGGTTAGATGAAGGAAAAGTCTCCAGAGCCTCTGAGTTTTCTCTGAAGGAAAAAATAAAAGCAGACAAAAAAAGAAATAAGGAATTTGCCTATACAAAAGATGGTGATCTTTTTATACTTTTCAATTGCGGACTTCCGACAATGGGAGCTGCATTTGGGTCGGACTCATCTATAAACAGGTATAATGCTTTAAGTGGAATTTATAGGGTTATAAAGGTTAGTAATAATTTTGATGGTGGTAAATTTCAACAAACTCTGGGATTAGCTAGAGTAACCTCTATAAATGTGGATGAGACGACTATAAGGAAGGTAATATAATGTCTTTTATGAAAAAAAGTGGGGGAGTTAGTGATTTAGATAAAGGATTGCCGTCAGGAAGAATGAGTGCCGATACGGGTATGTACTTAGGATATGTGAAGGATAACTCCGACGTTCAGACAATGGGAAGGATAAAGGTATGGATCCCTGAATTTAACACCAAAGAAGATGACGAGAATGGATGGAGAGTTGTAAGTTATTGTTCTCCTTTTGGCGGCGCTACGCCTCTATCTAATACAGGTAAAGACGTAATTGATTCAGACCAAACCCAAACAAGTTATGGCTTCTGGATGACGCCGCCTGATTTAGATAATCAGGTTATTGTGTTCTTTTTAAATGGAGACGCGGCTAAGGGATATTGGTTTGGATGTGTATATCAGCAAAATATGAACAATATGGTGCCAGATGTGCCTAGCGAAACTGATTATCTAAAAACCGATGAAATTCTTCCATCCAAATATTCTGATGTTCCATTGCCCACATGCGAGCTATAGCAGCACAAGGTCTCATACGTGACAAATACAGAGGACAATCTACGTCGTCTTGTAGGCGATCTGGAGTGTCTGGTGTGTATGGTATATCTACACCCGGATCCATAAATCCAGAATCCCCAAATCAAAAAGGAAGACTCGGCGGTAGCTCATTTATAATGGATGATGGTGAAGGATCCGAATATATAGCCCTCAAGACAAGGAGCGGCGCACAGATACGCATAGATGAAACTAACGGTATGATATATTTAATCAATCGGGACGGCACTGGATGGATACAGATAGACGCTGAAGGCAACGGAGACATATTTTGTGCCAACGATTTATCTATGCGAGCACTTAGAGATCTTAATATTCGAGCTGATAGAGATGTTAATATTGAAGCAGGGCGTAACGTTAACCTTAAGGCTACCAAGGACAATCAGGGAGAGGCTGGCATGGGTGTCGGTGATTCTGGATCTGGCAATGGAGGTCTAATAACGCTAGAGGCCATGGAGTCGTTATCCATAGGTGCGACGACTGATATTATATTTAGTTCTAGTAGCTTCTCAGTGACAACGGGTGATATTAATATGAAAGCGGATGGTGACTGTAATACTGAAGCTGGCGGCGAAATTCATGTAGGTGCTGGGGGCAATGCAAATATGGAAAGTGGTGCCGCGTTTAGTGTTGTTGGGGGTGCGTCTGTTGATGTTGATGGTGGCATGGTAAATCTGAATAGTGGTACCTCTAGCCCTGCTAAACCGTCTAGTCCCGTTGAATTTTCTGCTATTGTTAGTGGTGTTAAGGGTGATAATCTGAAAGATTTCGAAGATGAGAAGTATAAGTTCGATAGAAAGACGCAAGAAATTACGTCTATTGTTGGTAGAATGCCTACTTATGAACCTTGTCCAGACCATACTTTAAAGTAATGGTCTGTATATCAATATGTTCTCCGTTACCTCTTTGAATCCAATCTGCTATCTCTTTAAGCGCTTTCTTGTGGGAAGCTAGCTCTTCTAATAGATCTTTTATTCTTATTCTAGATGTATTTACTTGAGACTCTAAATCTCCGATAGAAAGTTTAAGAACATCTTCTATCGAAGTTGTAATGGTAGTTTTACCTCCCATTACGCTCTAGTTAGAACCATTCGCATCTCGTCCACCGCGTCCAAAGCATTGTATGCGCGAACATCAGTAACCACATAACGCTTCTTTTCAGAGTCGTAGATTCCTACTTCTACTGTTTTACCATAGAACTGGTGGGTCATAGAGAAGAACCTTTTAGATCTATTCTTAGAGTTATATTTATCTACATCTTCTGAAACTTTATTGAACTTTCTAATTACTTTTGAAACCGACATATAATGTCTCCATATTATTAAAAGAAGGACTAATTATACCACATCCTGTCATGCATAGTCAAGGAATAGATTATAACCCTACATAACTTTTGATGATAAATAAGAGTAAAGAGGAATAACTGCGATGACGACAGTATATAAGGGGTTTTCTACAGTAATCAGGAAGAAGCCACCGTACACCTTAACAGATATTGAATTGGTGAAAAACGACTTAATGAACCACTTTAACACAAAGAAGGGTGAGCGAGTAATGATGCCTAATTTTGGTTCAGTAATACATGACGTAATTATGGATCCCTTAGACAGTCTGAGCATTGATATCATACGAGAAGATGTGAGGGTTGTTTTGTCCTCTGAACCAAGAGTTCGAATGCAAGGTTCTCCCATTGTTAAAGATTTCGACAGTACTGTTAGGGTAGAAGTTGAGGTTGTTTTTGATGGGAGAGACACTGCAGAGCATTTATATATAGATTTTCAAAGAGAATTAAGAGAGGTTAATTGATATGGCGCAAAGTCCAAGACAATCAAAGCTGTTTGCGGCTGAAGATTACCAAAACATTTACAGAAGTTTTAAAAATGTAGATTTTCGTGTATACGATTTTGAATCTATCAAGGCCAGCTTAGTAGAATATATTAAACGTAACTACCCTGAAGACTTTAATGATTACATCGAGAGTTCTGAATATATAGCACTTATTGAACTGTTATCGTACTTGGGTACTTCCCTTTCATACCGTTCAGATATGAACACTAGGGAAAACCTATTGGATACCGCTGACCGTAGAGAATCTGTTGTGAGACTATCTCAGATGTTGAACTATCAGCCTAGTAGAAATCTACCAGCTAGAGGGTTATTTAAACTTTCTGGGGTCGAAACTACTGAGTCGGTGGAAGATAGCTTAGGTAGAAATTTGGCCAATACAACTGTATTTTGGAATGACCCTAATAATCAAGATAGCTATGATCAATTCACCAACATTCTTAATGCGGCATTTTTACCTTCTTCTCCGTTTGGTAAGCCGGTGAAACGAGGCGTAGTGGATGGTATTAATACTGACCTGTACAGATTAGAAAATGTAAAGAATCTCCAAGTTACGTACCCAGTGCAGGTATCAGTTAATGGAGAGCAGATTCCTTTTGATATAGCAAACGTGGATTTTACTGAAGGCGGAACATTTTTTGAAAGACATCCAGATCCTAACGGTGGATTTCATTTAGTTTATCGTAATGACGGGCAAGGATTCGCCTCGCCTAGTACGGGGTTTTTCGTGCACTTTAGACAAGGTGAGCTTTCAAATTATGATTACGCGTATCAATTCCCAGAAGAAAGTCGAGTGGAAGAGATTGCAGCAACCAACATTAACGAGCAAGATGTATATGTTCAAGAAATAGCAGATGATGGTACTATTATTGAGAAGTGGACGAAAGTTGAATATTCACGCGGTAATGAGAATGTGGTTTATAACTCTATTGAGAATGATGAGAGAACTATCTATTCTATATTATCTGGTGCAAATGATGCAATAAGTATACAATATCCAGATGGGAACTTCGGCGAAGTTCCTACTGGTATAATGCGTGCGTGGGCTAGATCGTCTGCTAATAGGAAACTAGTAATACGACCAGATGAAGCTACCGATATAGAAATAACAATACCGTATATTGGAAGAAATACTCAGACCTATTTTTTAAGACTAATTTTTGGACTTGAAGAAACTAATACTAACTCTGCACCTTCAGAAACTAATGATGATGTTAAAGTTAGAGCGCCTCAGGTTTACTATACCCAAGATAGGATGGTTAACAATAAAGATTACAACGTGTTTCCTCTTTCATTGGGAAATGAAATAGTTAAGTTGAGAACCATAAATCGAACTCATTCAGGTCATAGTCGTTATATACCGTTAAACGATCCAACGGGTTTTCATCAAAGTTTATTGATAAATGCCTCTGACGGCGCTTTTTACAGAGATAATCAATTGCCAAGTAGTGAGATAGGATTTAACCCGGATACTGATTCGGCTAACTATGTAACTTCTACTGGCGTAGAGAGCTTGTTAAGAAACCGTGAACTAGAAAATTTCTTTTACGACGAGTATATTGTAGACTTTAAGAAATTCATGTCTATAAACTATGCGAGTTCAGAAGATCCTAATAATGATTATGCTAAAGATAACGTCTTCCTACATCTACGAGGAGCCACATGGAAAACGCAAACTGACTCGGCTTTAGATAATGTTGGGTCTTTTTTTGGCGGAGACGAGACATACCGTATTAGCGAAAAATTCAGTGACCGAAAACATGGATGGTGGAAATATATTGATGAAGGGTCTATTATTAAATTTGCTTCCGTTGGGAGTTATAAGCAATATGCTACAGCTAAGGTATTAAGTATATCTAGTGACCGTAAGACTTTAACTTTGGATAATAATATAACTAATACTTGGCAATTACTTGAAGTGTTACCTCCGTTTAGAACTACGTTTAATGGAAATGAGAGAGACAGAATAAATAAGGAAATAGTTTTAACTTCAAACTTCGGAATAGAATATATCATAGATAATAAGATTGATAATTCTACGCCTAACAACTTAGGATGGAAGGTTACTCCTAACTCAGTATTGGATTTTAGCATAACTAATTCTAATGGTGCAGGCTCGACGGAAAAATTGAAAAGATGG